ATATTCTTTGCTATTAACACCTTTTTTAATTAGTTTGTCAAAAGTTCTAGCATACCATTTAGCAAAATGCATTGATGTATCTTGAAATAACTCTAAATACATATTATTAAAAAATTCAACAGTAAATAGGTTTTGATAGTTAGTATTGCCGGTATTTAAAACATTATCAACACCTTTATTGTATTGACCTTGATAATATCTAGTAAATTTTGAGATGTTACGTTTTTCTGTTATTTGCCTTTGCTTTTCAAATGCATCTCTCCATTTTCCATTACTCATTTTCTATTTGCTTTAATTTTTTATCAGCATAAGTCAGCATACTTTGGCCACCCCATCCTAAGAAAGCAACATACCCTTTGTCTCTCCAGGGGGTGTCTCTATAATCAGGATTTATTTTATCATACCCACCACCTTTGGTTCTAGATAAGAAACTAAAAGTTCTTTTTAAAGTTGACAAACTAAGTGATTCTCTAGCTATTAATTGATTCATTCTAGCTAAGCCAACCTCAGTCATTCCATCAACTTCATTTCTGCCATGTTTTTCGATCCAATTCTTTACTCGTTTAGCATTGTTAGTTGCACTTTGTGGATAATCATTGTAAGTTGCTTTAACCTCAATAGTTTCTTTAATTTCTATATTATCAACTTTATTTTTTTTTTCCTCTTGTTCTTGTAAAGCCGGTTGTGGATCTTCAATGTCAATATCATTGCCAGATGCCGGTATTAAATTAGCTGGTATATAATAATCATCTAATATTGGATTTTCCTCATCAGTTCCAAAACTCATTGCAGCTCTTTTTTCATTTGGAGTTAGCCACCATGCCTGAGCCATTTGATTTACAACCTTTTCAGTTTCCTCTTGTAATTCTGGGATAACACTATAATCAAACTCAATACATAGTTTTTCGCCATACTTAGGCGCTAACCATCTATTTAATTCATCTTGTATTTTGTTAAGCTCTGGTATAACACAATTTTGATATAATGCTTTTTTAGCTTCTTTTACGTTGTTAAATGTTGAGCTTTCTGTATTATTTAAAAGTGTAACCGGTACGTTGTAGATATTACAAAGATCTTTTATAGATGCATTGTATTGCTCTATTAAACTAACATCACTTGCATTTAATCCAAAATTAACCCATGATAATTTTTTTGGAGTTATAATTATATCACCAGCATTATCAGCACCTTGAAAGTTTTTTCTAAACTTATCTTTTAATTGTTGTGCTTGAACTTCATTTAAATCACCCTCATCACTCATAAGCACACCTCTAGCTGTGTGGTTTTGTAAATATTTAACCCCAGTTTGTACAGCTTCATTATTTGTTGTCATTGATCTTAAACCAGCTCTTAATGGTGATTGCCCATAAAGATGTGAACCAGATCCATCAAAGTAAGGGTTAAAATCTTTTATATGGCATATTTGATCAGCTGGTATTTTATATTGGCCATTGTACTCAATAGCATATTCTTTTACTGGCTGCATATAACCACCAGAAATAATTTCTATTAATTGACTAGGCATAACATATAGCTCCTTATATTTACCAGCACCATTGCCAGTTTCCGGAGCAATGCCATAAATGTATCTGTTGCCAGTTAATTTACCAAATGCAATTAGCTCAGTTATCCAAGATGCATAAGATTGAGCTGGGTTTGGTCGTTCTAATAATTTATGTAAATCAGTATTATGCAATTCAACTAATGCTTTCTTTTTTAAATAGTTTGCTTTATGCATAACACTAGGATCTAGTATGCCATTATTCATGGCTTTATATCTTTTGTAATCATTGTCATTTACCTTTTCATATACTTGAAATGGTATTGATGATGCTGCTTTTGCAATGATATTTACTAATGAATATACAGTTGAGTTTTTTCTGTAACCCTCGTTTATATATGTAGTGTCGTTTTCTGGATTCCAAACTATGCTTTCACCAAGCCAATTATAAATAGCTTTGTTATATTCTTGTGCTGTTTGTTGAGCATTTTTGGTTAATAGGTTTCTGAATCGGTCAAAGAATGATGCCATTAAAATAAAATTTTATGTAAAAATACAAAATAATAAATTCTTTTATTATACAACAAAAAAGTCATTACGATTTCGCCACCTTGAATAAACACAATATCTAATGCTATCAAGCAAATGGTCCGCTTGGTTAGATTTTGGTTTATTGATTATTGTGCCATCTTTTAGCTCATCATAAATATAGCTTTGTTGTTCTTTTAAAATATTCATTGATTCCTCACTAACGTATATATCAAACTCTTTTAATAATGAAATACCGGCATTTATACTGCCTTGACCTTTTACAGCTGGTTTGGCCCATATACTCATTTGCCTTAGTTCCTCAATACTTTTTGGCTCCGCACTATCACAATACATTAGCATTTCATCTAGATTTTGTTGTTTTATAAACTCAGCAATATCTCTGTTTGTCATTCCCTTTTTATAAATCAATTCATGAATATATAGGTTGTTGTTATGTTTGCCCACTTTTACAATAGCTAAATTATCTTGGGAAAATCCAAAATCACATCCTAGCACCTCATCATCTAATTGTGGAAAATCTTTATGCGGTATGTAATTCCAGTTTTTAAATATTTGCTTTTCACTAAATACAGCTCTTTGTCCCTCACCATATACTCGCCAATAGTCAGGATCTCGTTCTTTAATCCTTTCAATTTCATCAACTAACTCTTTAGGCAAAAACATATTGTCTTTGTATGTAGATATAAATAAGTTAGCATCATCCCTTTCGGCTAGATCATAAAGATAATGAACTGGATCAGATGGGTTAAAATCAATATAAATATTTTTTCTGGTCCGCATTACCAATTGCTGGTAATCCTCAAAAAATAATTCATTACCCTCATTAATCCATAATACATCCCTAGCTGACCCCCTAATTTTTTGTGCATCATCCGCACTAAACATTTCTAATGTATGGCCATTATATTCAAAAGTGTTTTCTGTTTTATTATGCACTCCATGCCAGTAGATACCCAGCTGTTTGGATATATGTAAAAAATCCCTTAATACTGACCTTTTAAGAGCTGGTAATGTTTTACGAACTATTGATATTGTTAATGGCTCTTTATGTGTAGTCATTAAGTATAAACAGTATTGCATTAGTGACCAAGATTTACCGCTTCTAGTACCGCCTTGAAATATGTTTAATCTTTTATCTGAGTTAACCGCCTGGTAAAATTGTTTATTGCAATACTCAGTTACTTTTTGTCTTTGGCTGGTGTCCATTCAATTAGTTTGCTTTCAATAGTGCTATCGTGCTGTATTTCTTGCCTTTCGATATACCCTCTTTTTTTCCCTTTTGTTTTTAATAGAAATATAGTTGCTGTTACATTGCCCTCTCGTATCTGTTCATGTAATTGGCTTTCCGCAAAATCTAATGTGACATTCTCAATGTCTTTTACTTTGGCGGCATACTCTGGGTCCTTCTTTAACCAGTTGTAATGTGTTTGTCTATCAATGCCAACTTGTTTTACAGCTGTTGTAACAACTGATAAACTTTTTTCCAATGCTTTAAGCATTAATCTTTTTTTATGTGTCGAAACTTGTCTAATTGCCATTTAACAAAAATACATAAAAAAAAGGGAGTTGTAAAACCCCCTTTGATTACCTAATGCCAATAGAATTAACCTGGCTTTTTATATTAGGTTTTATTTTATTGCATCATAAACTTTGGCCATGTTACAATCATCTATTTGGTTGGCTACTGCATAATCTGCCCAAAAATAATTACCAGCATAAAATGCTATTTTATTTGGTGATGTCCATGTGTCGCCTTCAATTTCATCTTCATAAAAAACATTCTTTTTTACTAAACTACTTAAAACACCTCTTAATTTTTTTGTTGGTATTTGTGTAACTTTAGATATTTCTTCTGCTTCAATTACCCAATAAGAAATTGCACTATGCATATCTTTTTCAAAGGTTTCATCTGAAAACTTAATTTGATTACACCATGCTCTAATAACTTGTTTTTCTAATTCTGTAAATTTTGTAAATTTTTTAATAATTGTATTCATTTTTTTGTTTTGTTTATGTAACCACTTCGTTGTA